GCACGACTGGTAGATCGGCGGGGACCACGTGGCTGGCAGGTTCGTGCCGAACAGGCAGGCGGCGTCGATCAGGGCACCGAACGCTTCCACGATCCGGGGTCGGACCTCGTCCCAGATCGGAACCTGCGAGTCATCCAGGTAGGCCTCAGGGATGGGGACGATGACGGCGATCTCTTCGGCGGTAAGGGTGACGTTGGTCCAGTCGAGGGCCGTGGTCTGCTTCAGGCCGGTGTCGCCGTTGACGAAGTAGGCGGTGGGCAGAACCGAGAGGACAGGCTGGCGGGTTGTCTTCGAGCTCATCGTGGCCTGCCGGGAGCGGGACAGGATGGCCGACGCCGCGGGGAGCTCCTGGAGGATTTGGGCGGAGACGGGGGTGGGCACCAGCGGGTCAAGGCTGGCATCCCGGGCAATGGAACTGTTGTAGGTCATGGGTGGGGTGCTCCTCGTGGTGCCCTGGCCGGCGCCACGTCGGAGCCCCCATCCGGGTCTCTTACTGGCGGCCGGCCGCCCGGCGTATCCAGGCGTTCGGGTCTTCTGCGGTGGTGGCGGGCCCTCTGGCCCCTTGCTTCAAATCGGCGGGGCGGCGCCCGGCGCCGTTCGTGCCCAGCTCTTTGGCGAACTCCTTGGCGTCGGTGTCCAACTCTTCGGGGGTTGCCCCCACGAGTCGTCGGGCCTGGGCCTCGGTGAGACCGTGAGCGTTCGCAGCCCGCAACCGGGCCGCTTCCAGCTGGGCCGCCTGGGCCACCTGCTCTGCTTGAGCCACCCGGTCCAAGGCCTTCTGGATCTCGGTCTTGGTGGCCTCATCCATTTCCTGGGCCCGCTTGGCTTGGGGCTCCAGCTCCCGCACCTTCGTGCGGTAGTTGGCGGCCTCACGTCGGAGCCGTTCACCTTCACGCTGGGCCCACACCGGGTCGGTCCATGGGTTGGTGGTGCTCTCTTGACCTTCTCCGACCGGCGGCTCCTGGCCTGCAGGGTCGGTGGCGGGGTCTTCAGCTGGCATTATGCCCTCCCGGGGCTGGTTATGGTTGGATCGGGCCGGGCCGAAGCGTCGGCGTTTCGCAGGATATGGTCCCCACGCCGGGCCAACGTCGGGCCGTACTCCCCATGGTCGTACACCCGGACCAGGGCCCGGTACGGGTCCCCACCAGCGGAACGGTCCACCGCATCCGCCCCGAACGTGGCCGCCACGTTGGCATGCAACTCCTCCAACAGGCCCCGGTTCAACACCACCCCCGGATCGTGGTCACCCACAATGGGGAGCGGGGTGCAGTCACACCCCGGATGGCGGGGCATCAAATCGGCCTTCCGGTACCGGCGAGTAGAGGCAACCACGCACAACCCGCACGAGTGGGTGCCGCTCAACACCCGCCGGTAGCCGACCACGCCGGGGGCGGTGGTCAGCACGTGCTGGGCCGTGTACAGCTTGGCCGACTGCACGTCAGTGATAGCCAGGTTGACGGCCCGAGCCCCGGCCTGGCGTAGCGCTTCTGCCGGGTCCATGCCGGCGGCCACCAGGGAACGGGCCTGAATGACCGGCCGTTGGTACACCTCGACCGGTTCGACCCCTTTGCGGGCCCGGGGCCCGGTCACGAGATCTTCGGGGGTGCCGGTCAGATCGGGCGGGTTACCGGTCAGTTCGGCCACGACGGCGGCCAGGTAGGCGGTGGTGTTGGCGCTCATCACCATTTGGGCGGCTTGGACAGTGGGCACAGCCCAGGTCACCCACTCGGTGGCGGCCGCATCGTCCAGGCCGCCCAACAGGCCCCACGCTCCGTTGACGGCGGCGGTCAGCCTGGTTTGGAGCGCGGTGCTGATCGAAACCTGTTGGCGGACCAGCTGGTCGATGGCCATCAGGCGGTGGCCGGTGCGGGGCGGGTACCGTTCCCTCCTGGTACCGTCGGCCCGCCGCCCTGGGCCGGCGGTGCCTCACCCGGGGATGGCGGAGCTCCGGGTGAAGCAACCGGCGGGGCTGGCTGGGCCGGTGGGGCCAGCAGGGCGGCCCGCATCGCCTCGGCCGCCCGCATCACATCCATCCGGGCAATCTGGGCCGGCGTGTACCCCAGGTCTTCCATCAGCTGGCGCCACGGCACGCCGACCGCTTGCTTCTTGACTCCGGCGTCGGCGGAGGCGGCCTCATTCTTGCGTTCCGGTTCGGCCCACACCGTCTCGGCTTCGATCTCGACCTGGCGACCGGTCAACTGGAAGGCAAGACCTTGGACCTCTTCCCAGGACTCACCGAACTGGGCCATCCGCCGTCGGGCCTTGGCTACCAGGCCGGCCTCAGCGGCGGTGAGGGCATCACCTGACAGGTTGGCCATCTGGCCCAGCAGGTAGTACGGGGGGGTGCGGGTGATGGAGGCCATGTGTTCCACGTCGGCCCGGATGGCGTCAATGAACATGCGCAGGTCGGCCGGGCTGAAATCACCGAACTTGGCCTTGTCGTCCTCAACCCACCAGATCAGATCCGCCCCAGGGTCGAACTGGCCCTTGATTTCGGTGCCGGTCATCCATCGTTGGCGGAAGGCTTGGGTGGCGGAGGTGACCATCCGGTCGAGGACGTGCTGGTTGATCCGGTCCTGAACATCGGTCACATCTTCGAACTCACCGAAGCCCATGCGACATTTTTCGGGGCGGTTGATGAAGGGGACCACGGGCACGTGGGGGGCGAGGGGGTTGACCGCCACGCCCAGGTCCCCTTCATCGAACTCGGGGGTCCACCGGGAAGCGTCCCAGATGGCGGCCCCCAGACTGTTGGCCTCAGCCACGAAGTACGACACCGTGTCGGGCAGGTAGACCACGGCGTGGATCCGCCTGTCGACATCGTCGGTCCACGTCTTGAGGGCGGCCCGGAGCTCCCGCCGGTCGGTGGGTTCCGCAGCGTGAATAACCTGCCTAGGATCCTCAACCGTGATCCGCACCTTCGATTCGGCTTCGGGGTCGGGGCCGACCAGAACGTAGGAGCGGCCCATGACGAGGGCGTCACGCATGGCGATCGTCTGATCGGCGTCCAGGTAGGAGTCTTGCCAGACGAGGTTGGCTTGGGCGTCGATGGCCATGTCGGCTTTGGAGCCCATGCGGAACCCGGTGACGGTCAACCGGTCCAAGACGGATTCGGTGACAAGGCCGGTGAAGTTGGTGCGTGACTGGCGCATGAACCGGCGGTAGGAGGCCTTGGCTTTGTCGTGGCCTTGGGGGAGGGGGTGGTTGCCGATGTCGTACTGGTGGAGCTGGTCGAGCTTGGGCCGTTCGGCTTCCAAGCGTTTGCCTAGGGTGATCAGCCACCAGGTGGCGGTGCCGGGCACGGTTAGTTCCTCAGGGTCAAGGGCCACCTGATCAACTCCTGTTCAATGACTTGGATTTCGGCGGGGCGGGACTGGCCGCCAGGACCAGGTTGCGGACCATTCTGGCCCCGATGGCGCACACTGCGAGGTCGATCTTCGCCGGCGAATCCCGGCCCGCCTTACCAACCGTGGCGCCATACCGGTTGCCGACAGCCCGGGCGTTGGCCACGTGACGGGCCAGGACCGGGTTCCCGTCGTGGGTGAACCCGGCACCAGTGATCTCGGCCAGGACCAGTTCGGCGGCCCGGGTGAACCGGGCCACGTGGGCCCCGTTGCGCATGTCCCAGGCGATCGGCCCTTCGGCACTGGCTTCCACCGTCCAGGTGATCCCCGCCTCGATGGCGAGCTTGGGCCAGTCGATCTTCACGAACGACTCCCACTCGTGCACGTCGCCGAAGAAGGCCCGAACGTTCCACGTACGGAAGGCCCGGGCCACGGCGGCGTCCACCTCGTGGACGGGTACCACGTAGGTCGAGGTGCTGGTGGTGGTCGGGCTTTCCCACGCTCCGATGACGAACAGGTGGCCGTCGGTCACGGTGCAGCCGACCAGGCCGGTGGCATCCCGGCTTTTGGAGCCGTCGAAGAACAGGACCACGTCCTCACCATCGACGGGTTGGCGGGTGGGATCGTACAGGGCGGCCCAGGCTTGGGGGTCGGCCCAGGCCGAGTCGGCCACGCTCGGCTGGTTCAGGTACTTGCGGCGTGAGTCGTCGGGCCGGGAAGCGACGTTCCAAATGCGCCGCATGATCGGGCGCACGTCGGGTCTGGACCCGGGGATTACCCGCACTAAACCGTCAGGGCCGACCTCGTGCGGATACTTCCAGGTGCAGTCGGCGTACACCGCCTCCAGGGCGGCCTGCAGGCTCTTGGGGTCGGCCATGTCGGTGTCGGGTGGGGCGATCACGGCGTCGTACAGGATGCGGGTGTCGCCGATCGTGGCCCCTTCCTCCTGCAGGACCCAGGCGCCGTAGTCGGTTTCGGCTACGGACTCCTGGCCTGGCACCCAGGCGTTGCACGTCTTCAACGCCCTCGCCCCCGACTTGGCCAGGTTGTCATCCAGGGTGGCGGCCAGTTCGGGGCCGCCGTTGGACTGCCGCCAATGCTCGGTCTCGTCCTCAACCACGAACGTGGACTCGGCCCCCTCAGCACTGGTGGCCGAGCTCGTGCACTGCTCCAGCGTCTTCTCCGGGAGGGCGTAGTACATGGTCTTGCCCGGGTCCAGGCGGTAGAACTCGGCCACGTACCCCCGTTTGGGGGCCAGGGCCCGCACGTGGCGCATCGTGTTCGCCGTCTGCGACTCGGACGTGGCGACGATCTGCACGAGCGCCATCGGCTCGCTGCGGGCCTCCACCCCACCGGGGGCCCCACGTCGGAACGTGGCCAGTCGGACAGCGGCTAGGAACTCGATGAGGGAGTGGACAGCGGCGAACGGGCTCTTGCCCGACCCTTTGGCTAGGCGGCGGACACCGGCGTCGAACACCCATTGGGCGTCGCCAGCGAGGGCGTAGAACCAGAGTAGGAACGTGCGTTGGCGTTCGGTGAGCCGGTAGGGCTGGCCGGCGGTCGGGCCGTTGGGTTGGGTGAGGCCCCGCCACCCGTCGGGGAGTCCGGGGAACCCGGTCCACCCTTCGGCCCAGGCGATGGCCGACCAGCCGAGCGTGGGTGGAGCGGTGGGGTCCAGGATGTCCCATGGCCACGGCGGAAGCGTGTCCAACCGCAGGAGCGGTGGGGTGTCGGGGAGGGCCAGGCCGGGCAGGGCCACGAACGGTGTGGGCTTCTACCCGCTCCGGCGGGCCTGGTCGATCCAGGACACACTGCCGGTCTTAGCGGCTCGGGCCTGACGCTCCAATTCGACCCGGGCCCGCCGACGGTCGCCTTCAGTGACCATCAGGTTGGTCATGCCTTTGAGGATGGCGGCCAGGGCGGCCCCCATGGGACGGTGCCCCTTTATTACGTCCCCGTCCTTAGTAAGGCCGATGACCTGTGGCTTTAGCTGGCGGTCGATCTCTTCGGTCAGCAGGTAGGCGGTGGCCCAGTCGGACGCTTGGTACCACCAGCTTTGGCCGCTCTGGGGGAGGCTGTCGTACCAGGCCCGGGCGATCGGGTGCCACGAGGCCTTGGCCGGTGGCGGGGTGCATTCGACGTGTTCGCCCTTCTCGGCGGGGCCGCCTTCGGGGGTGTTAGTTCGGCGGCGTTGGTCGTCTCGTTTGGGTACTGGTCCACGTGCTCCCATGTGGGAAGCGTAGCGGTCAGCCCAGACGACGTCGGCGGGCCACTATCCAGATGCGGGCCTGGTGCTTGATGATGGCAATGTCGATGAGGAGCTGAGTGCGGGTCACCGCACCACCCGATGACCGAGGTATGCCTGGACATAGTCGGCGTCGGCGCCGAACTGTCGGATCATGCGGTCGGTGTCCTTGAGGTGGATGGCAACGGTGGCAACCTTGTCCCAGTCCTGGGCTTCGAGTGCTTCGGCCAGGGCTGACAGTTCAGCGATCTTGCGGTCGTTGATGGTGGCCAGGGTGGTGATGACCCGGATGGGGGTGGTGCGCTTGGCGGTCATCAGTCTTCGTCCTGGGGGGAGGGCATTCCGGTGGCTGCGGTGAACTCGTCCAGCAGGGCGCCGGCGAGGTCGCTGGCACGGTGTTGACCGGGGGGGACGGCTGGGCCGATCTCCCACTGTTCGGCTTGTGGGTTGGTGATTTCGATGTGGTAGGTCCCGTCGCCTAGGACGGACACGGTGACGGTGGCAGTAAAGATCTGCCGTTGCGGCATGCCGCTCATCGCTGGCCCCGTCCTGCGGTGAGGATGCCGATGCCGAAGGGGACGGCCACGAAGGTCGTCATCAGGATGGTGTCGGTGGTCATGTAGATCATTATATGCCCCCACCTGGCACTGTGCAAGCCCGTCGTCACAGTAGATGGTGGAGTGCCCACCCGGCCAACGCCACCCACGTCACCAGGCCCGTCACCTCCACCCACCACGCCACCAACCGTCGGACCCGGCGACAAGCGAGCGTCACCCGCCACCGGACCCGAAGCCACCAACCACAACGGCCGGTAGCCACCCGAGCCCAGGCCTCCACAACCTGAGCCGGGGTGACACTGAACCACTCCCCACGAAAGTGGTAACGACCCAACAACTGATGCATGCACCGCTCCGCCCGCCGGGAATCCGCTGTCGGCCAAGCGTGCATCAACACCAACTGATCCGGCTGACCCGTCTGCAACTGACGCAACCGATTCCGAGGGTCCACACCATCCGTACGGCCCACCTTGATCAGGCCCCGCTCCCGACACTCAATGGCATAGACCCACCCCATCAGCTAGCCCACCTGCCCAGCTCAGTCTCCAGAAGGCGACGCAGCTGGTAGGCAATGTCCGCCATCTGGGTGCGCAGGACGTACTCCAACTGTTCGACCGGCCAAGTGCGCCAACCATCCGGTAGGACGGTCTGGAAATTGGCCAGCAGGCGCACCTGAAGCAGCTCCACCGGCTCGGCGGCCGAAGACACTACCACCTCCACGTTAGAGCTCATCAGCTCGTGGGCGATGGCCTCGGCTATGGCCAGAGGGTCGTAGGCCATCAGACACTCACCAGATGACCGTTGCCCGACACCTCACCCTGAGGCTCAGACGCTTCCACGTCAAGCACCTCCGGGATCTCAGCCAAGAGCGGAGCGAGGGCCAGGGCCCAGGTCACGGGTCGGTTGCTAGCCTCAATACCGGCGGCCTCAGCCAGCTTGGCCCCCCAGCCCTGCACCACCGGACCCTTGGGGTCGCCGCCGTAGAGCATCACAGTGTCGTGCAGCTCACGCAGGCCAGCGGCCTCCTGAGTGTCGGTGGCGGAGCGGCGGCGGCGCTTGGGCGTGGTCTCCTCCTGGTCGGGCTCGGGATCGTCCCAGGCCAGGTCGAAAATGGCCTGGGCGGTTGTCCGCTTCACCAGGTTGGCGGCGTATTGCCGATGGGAGTGCATGACGTGCTCCTTGGGGGTCTGACAAATAGATACGTGGCGGGCTAAGCGAACGGTTGAGAGCCACCGGTACCCCAAGTTGGGTATGCCACCAAGCGGCCAGGGCGGCGTGGCCCTGCCGCTCCCCCACCTCCAAACCGGCCTCAGCCACATCAGCGGTACGGGCCAACTCCCACAGACCAGCGGCCACCCGGGCCACCGGCTTCTCATCAGCCGGCACGGCCGGCGCCCGCTTCGGACCGAGCTCGGCCCAAATGCGATCCAGGGTGCGAGACGCTCGGGTGATCGGACAGCCCTTCATCGCCACTGCCGCCTCGGTCCAAGCGGCGTAACACTGGGTGTCGCCAGCCAGGGCCAGGCGGGCCATCTGACGCAGGCTCATCGTGCCCTCGTCATTCAACTGGTGGTCAGGCTCGTAGTCGGGCTGGTCCAACTGGTGCTCAGGTTCGTAATCGTCGCCCTCATCCACCCACGACGTCCAGGCGTACAACCGGCGCATCCCGTTGGCCAGGGTACGGGCCCACATGCCGTGCCTGCCTGACACCTTCGAAAACCCGGCCTTGGCCACCCGCTGACGCCAAGTGGCAACCAGTTCGGCCGGGCCGTCGTCAGCCACAATCAGCTTCGGGTGCACGAGACCGGTCACGTGGAAGTGCAGGTTCCACCCGTGCTCACGGCCCCACCGGAGGTGCACGACCCGCACCCAGTCAACGATGCCCGTGTCACGCCAAGCGGCGCTACGGCGCAGACTAGCGAACAGCTTGGTGAGCGTCTTCAGAAGATCTTTCAGACCCGAACTACGACGGTGCGGGAGACTCAAACGAAGTTGAACCAACACCCCACCGCCGGCCATCCAGTCATCCAGATGCCACCGCCAACGGTCACGGCTCTCGGCTTCACGAATCGGCGCGCAATGGTCACACAACAAGGCGTTGTTGCACATGGCCACGTCACCCGGCCGCCACTTACCCTGCCGCTCAAACACCACCACATCCGAATCCCTAGCGTCACGGAACGGGGCGAACGAACGACCACAACCACCCAACTTCCGACACGGATTCACCGACCCGTCCCGACACCTCGTTAGGCCGAACTGGCGGCCATTCAACGCACGCATCGGGTACCGGTCACGGGACGGCGAACGACGTGCCTCAGGCCGTCCCTTCAGAGCGCTAGGAGCCATGGCGGATCTCCCAGACCCTCCACCAGGACACCCCATGGACCTGGGCCACGGCCCTGGTGGGCCCCTTGGCCGCCCGGATGGCCAGGGCCTTCGCCCTGGTCACGTCGTGGTGGTGGGCCACGTAGTGGTCTAGGCACCAGTCTCCAGCCCAGTGGGGCCTACCACAGCCTCCCAATCCGCAGCGTCTCATGGGCGACGCAGGACCGTGGCCCCGGGGCCGTAGTCCTCGGTGGTGGTCGTGTGGAGGTTTACCTGGTAAAGCGGGTTGAGCTGGTTGGGGTCGACCTCGGTCACACAGCTCGTGTGGGAGACACGGCACCCAATGTCGCCCAGGCCGTGTAGAAAGGCGACGGTGAAGCTCCCTACTGGCCCGGGGGCTCCAGCCACAGCGAGCACGACCAGGGCGGCTAGGCCTAATCGCCACTTAGGTGACAATGAGTTTCCTCCGGCGGCGGCTGGAGCGGTCATGGGTCAGTCCTCTCGTGTCTCTTGTGGATCAATGGCAGAGTGCGTCGTGAGAATGTTGCGGAGGACGGCAGCGAGACTGCCCCCGCACTGGCCGAGCCGTACCCGGAGATCTCCCCGCTGGGCGGTGTCGACCGGGTCACGAAGCCGGTCCTTGACTACCTCCAGCTCATCGTTCACGGCCTGGATACGGGCCTGAATCTGGTCCAGCAGGAACCTGACCTGCTCATCCGTCACGACTGGTCCTCCCGTGCATAAGTGACGTTATGCGTGGTCACTTGATCTCCTGCCAACCGGCAGCGAACAGGAGGTCGAACAGGGTCCCGTCGTCGCCCTCGTCATCGAAGTCCCGCCAGCTCGACTGGGACTCCCATGGCTGATCAGTGGAGCGGGCGAAGGCATGGCTGCTCTGGATCCACTCCTCGCCGGACTCGGTGGGGAGATAGGTGATCTCCTGGAGTTCCAGGGTCACGGTGCCGTCCAGTGCCCACCAGCGCTTCCCGACGATCAGGGAAGCGTCCGAGGACTCCTCACACAGGAACATGAATTGCTCACCACTGAGCGGGAGCCCTTCGGGGAAGGCCACCTCCCTCGTGAGTAGCCGGTAGTGGCCACGGGCCGGGGCGCCGTCACCGATGTTGACCTTGAGCGTGACCTGTGCCATCACTCGTCTCCTGTCTTCGTGGCGATATGCCTGAGCCGATCCAGCTCGTCGGAGCTGCTCTCCACGTAGCAGTCAACGGCTTCGATGTACTTCGCCACCACGGGCCAGACCGCAGCGTTTCGCCCCAGGGCGAGCTTCAGCTCGAACTCGGCGACACCCAGTAGCGCCGCTGCGTCGAAGGTCGACACTGGCTCAGCCATGGTCGGCCTCCCCGATGGTCGTGGCGTTATGACCCAGTGGGTACATGACTCGCGCTGCTTCGAAGACAACCCCAGTCCATCCATCGCGCTCATCGTCTGCTGCGTCGTGGGCATTCAGGATGTCGCCCAACTGGTCCATCAGTTCGTGGGAGCGGCGGCCTCGCATGGGCAGGAGACTGTCCATGGATCCAGCCTGGGTGATCTCGACCTGATCCCCGTAGAGTTCTGCGATGACGGCGGCCAGATGGGCTACGACTTTGTACTGATCCGCCACCTGCTGGCGTTGGGCTTCGAGGGTGAGCCTGGTCACTGGTCATCTCCTGCCGGGGTGGCGTTATCCACGGCGGCGGACAGTTTGGCTAGTAGGTCGGCTGGTGCCTCAAGGCAGCCGATGCACAACCCAACGAGACCAACAGTTGGATTGTCGAAGTGGTGCGACCGGTGCCCGTCTCGGGCGCAGCACGGGCTGTCGTTGTCCCGTGTCGGCTCGGGGCAGCCTGTCGTCTCGGCGATCTCCGCTGTCCATCCACATCCAGCGATCTTTCGGGTCATCCAAATACCTCCACGGTGGCGTCGAAATCGATCGGGTCGGGCCCCTCATAGCGGTGGGCGAACCCAGCCGCCTGGTCGGGAGTGATCCACCAGACCTGTCCGGCCATGACCTGCATAGCGTCGGCCGGGTTCAGGCGGGTATACAGGACCCGGCCGGGGCCGGTGGAGGCTTCCAGGGCCATGAGTACGGACCGTTTCACACCGGTACTGCCGTTGAAGGCGGCCCGAAGGGAGTTAGGGTCTCGATCTCCGAAGTGGACCCGACCGGGGGTGTTGCCTTGGATGACCCCCCCCCGGCCGGGCAGGAAACTGGCTTCGATCGTGGGCCGTTGGGTGACGTACAGCTGGTGGATGCCGTACTTGCGGCCCCGGCGGGCCACGACGGTCATGTCGGTGATGACCGAGTCGACCAGTTCGGCGTCTTCGGGACAGGAGATGCCTTCAGCGGACGTGAAGCTGGGGCCCTCGTCAAAGATGACCTGCCAGGGGACCAGCCCTACCTCGCTGTAATGGCTGGCCCCCTCAGCAGCCATCAGGTCGGCCCGGCCGCCGAGCTCCCTGACAACGTGACGGTAGGCGGCGGCGGCACCGGGCAGGGTGGCCACCCGGCTGGCGGCCCGGCCCATCCAGTCGTTTTCTCCGAGACCCGCTGGTTCGATGACGATGAGCGGGTGGTGGTGGTGCATCTGGTGGACGGCCACGCAGCGCAGGAAGCTGCCTTTGCCACCGCCGGTTTGGCCGGAGGCTTGGGCGTGGGGTAGGCGGGGGTCGCCCCGGTGGTAGGTCATGAGCCGGCGTTGCCGGCAGATCACGGCTCCGCAAACGATCACGTTGGGGCCGAGGGCGCCTACCAGGCGGAGGGGAATCTGGAGGGGCTGGTAGTCCATCAGTCGGCCCACCCTCCGGCGGTGACCTGGTCGGGGATGACCAGTTCGCCCATGTCGAGCACGAGCACGTGGGGGCTCCGTTTGGCCGGCTGGATTTCATCCCATGCGCTGAAGGCGTAGCGGTTGGTGGCCCACCATGCCAGGGCGTAGGCCCAGGCTTCGGTGAAAACGTCGATGGAGTGGGGTCGCATTTCGAGGCGCAGGCCGGCGGCCGGCAACCCCCAGACGCCCTCATCCCTGCGGCGTTGAATAGCTTTACGTATAGTGTGGGGTTCGACCACGGACACGCCGACCAAACGGGGCATAGTTGGTTTAGTGAGTCGAGCGATACGCCAGTCGCAGCGGACCATGGCGGCCATCGTGTCGGCCTGGTTCTTGCGGAACTCGCCTCGTAAGGCCGAGCGGGCCAGGTCGAAGACGGCTACTCCGATGGCGGTTAGCACTGGCCAGGATTTGAGTCCGGCGAGTAAGCCGTAGTGGGCCCAGGCCCAGCCGATCACGGCAAGGGTGATGGGGATCATGCGGAGTTCCTGCCACACCCAGAACAGGCGACCAGCCAGGCACACGTAGGCCCAGAGCACTTGGATCGAGGGTGCTTTGGGTGCCTTGGGTTCGGGGAGTGAGAGGGGGGTGCTCACGATTCACTCCAACGGCGAACTACTTGCCCTGTCGCCCATGCTCGGATCTCGGTTCCCTGGAAGGGATGCGTAACGTCAGGGGGGATACCGGCGTCATCGTCAGCCTTGCACCCGTCACAGCAGTAGCCACCGTCCATGTCCAATGCCTCCATGCACTGGATAAAACTGGCTCCGCACCAGCGGCAAGGAAGTGTGCTCATCGCCCGTTGCCCATCCAGGCCACGTAGGTCAGGAATACGACGATGCCGAGGCTGATGATGCCGGCACAGGCCAGGGCGATCAGGGTGACCCGGGCGAGTGTCCCGAGCCAGGGCAGGAGGGGCGGGCGGGCCAGTTCAACCCGGTGGATTTCCACGTGCTGGCATGGGGCCACTCGGGTGGGGCGGTTGGGTCGGGGGGTGAGTGACCGGTTGACGGCTGCAGCCTGTTGGGCGGCGGTTTGAGTGAGATCTCGGATGGAGCGGACGGCGTCGGGTGACAGGTCGAGGGGGTGGACCCGCCGGGTGGTGATGGGTCGGTGGGGTTGGTCGGGCCGGGGGACGAGGTCGCTCATGTGGGCTCGCTTCGGGGTGGAGGTTGGGAGCCAGTATGTGCCGCCTGGACGGCACAAGTCAAGATGTACCTAGATTAACACCCCGTGGGGGGCGTAGCGTTCCCACCATGGCACCTTCACCCGCAAAGACGATCGACCCCAACTGGGCGGCCCGCATGGCCCAGCTCACCGAACTCGCCCAATCCATCTTCCAGACCCTGGAGGCGTACGCCCTCACCCTGCCCCCGGACGAGGGTTTGGCCTGGATATCCGGGCTGCGGGGCGACCCCCGCTACCACTGGTCGGAGCCAACCAGAGTGGCCATCGAGCGGGCCCGTACAGCGGGGCTGATCTGGCGGGAGATAGCGCAAATCACTGAGGGCACCGATGATCCAGTGGTGGCCAACCAGGTGAACGCCAAGCAGGTGTGGCGCAATGAGGCCAAGGCCGACTTTGACGATGGGGTCGGCGAGTTCCAGGCGGATCCGGGCGGGATGCCGTCGGTTTAGACCAGCCAGGCCGCCAGTAGCACGAGGGCGGTGATGGTCATGAGCACGATGGCCACGTCGAGGGCCGGCCGGCGGCGGGCCCCGGTGTCGGTTAGCTCGGCCATTCGACGGTCACGTAGTGGCCATTGGTGTTCCAGAGGCGGATGCCCATTCGGGTGTCGTCGGGCATGCGGGTGTAGAACCACACGTCCCCCAGGGACCCGCAGACTTCACCCACGGCCCATTCGCCGGTCCAGATCATGGCGTCGACCACGATGCACTGGCCCTGTCTCGGGTACACCCAGACCTGATCCCAGTCACCGTAGTGATGTACCTGGACGCAGGCCCAGGGGGCCACGGTGTGGGTGCCGTTGCCGCAGCTGGCTGCGCTGGCGGGTGCCGTGGTGGCAGCCAGCGCAGCCAGGGGGGCGGCGGCGATGGTGAGGGCGACGGCGATTCGGCGGAGCATGGGGGGAAGGCTAGGCCATGTTGGGTGCCGCCTGGAAGGCCCAACCCGTGCGTAAATAACCGCATCCATAGGTAACCCGTATGATTTGGCAGCCGCT